GCTGCAATTCCATCTGGATCCAGACGGCGCAGACGTTGTTGCAATTTTTTGCGTTCACGAACTTCAGGCAGGCGGTTATACACACTTTTTTGTGCGCTCTCTGCCGCTTTAATCGATGGATTTTCTCTGCGTTTCTTATGATATTCACTGCGACTGGTTTTTACCTTTGGCTTTGCATTGTGCGCATTATCATGCGATCGCTTGCACGCTTTGCAATGTGATGTATAACCTATAGCAGCATCTTTTCTTTTGTAAAAAAGATCCAAAGTTTTTTCTTGATGGCATTTTGTGCAAATTTTCATCATGGCGAACCCGTGCTGCGGACATCGCCTACATCTGCGGATAACAGGTTCAGACCGCATTCGTAGTTACCGTTCACGATATTGCTTTCGAACCGCAAGCGCATCTCACGACGCTGCTCACGAAGATCGATCTTCAGTGTGTCGGGGGAGAAGGGGTACGGACCAGTCACAACGTCCTGATCTGTTGCGTAACCCTTTCCTGTGACGTATAGATTCATCTCTTCTGACTGCACAAAGTCAGGTTCTACTCGCTCAAGCCTGATCCAGTTGTTCATTCCGATCGGGTCGTTTTGGTTTGGACCGCCGTTGACCCAACCAAGACTGTCTGTCTCGAAGTAACTCTGGATCGCTGATTGCTGATTGCCAAGCACCAAATTCGTTCCAGTCTCGTGCTGCCAAAGAGTGTAGGAATTGTCTGTGTTTTCTGTGTTGCTTGCCCAAATTGGCTTCCTGAACACTTCTGAAAAGTACCCCGCTGATCGGCTTGCACCTCTAGCCGAGCCTGCGTCGTACCATACCTTCTCACGCACGTTGTAGATGATTGCGTCGTTGCATTCTGTCGCATCGCCACGAGGATAAAACCACCAGATTTCGCCCCAACGAGGAACTTTGGAAGCCCACACTTTCTGGCGCTGTGAGTAATTGAGATTGTCAAAGAAATAGTTGGTGCTCATGGTGTTGGCTAATTCTTGCACCACACCGTTGTACATCAGGAAGCGATCAACGCCGCACCAAAAAAACATGCCGTCGTACTCAATCACTGATGATGATGACAGGATCGAGCTCTGGCTCGTGACGATATCGTAGCGCCAGTAGATTGTGCTTGTTCCCACCGTCTGTGGGGCGTAACTGACACGGATCACAGAGTCTAGCGACCAAAATAGTCCTGACGGTGACGTCGTACCACCCCTAACAGGAAATCCTTGAACAACCTTTGTTCCTGCAACAGTGTTTTCATTAGCATCTGCAGACACCCAATCTTGGAAATTACCTGCCGAGCTGTTCTTAATAAGACCGTTATTCCCAAAGACAAACAGGTATGGATGGAGCATCACACAACCACCAGACACGCTGATGTTGTTATTAAACGTGAGCGTCAATGCACCCGCAGTCGTTGCTGTATTTGAGAGGGTTACGTCCGTTGTGCTCGATCCAATCACCACGTTCGTCACTGTCGTGCCAGAAGGAATTCCAGTACCAGTGACAGTCTGACCGATAGCGATCAGTGCGTTGATAGAACCGATCGTGAAGACGCTTGGCGGACCCACGACCATCGTGCCTGCAGCCGTAAACACGCCCACCTGACTCATCGCTCCGCTTGGGAAGTCTCCAATGAGTACTGGGGTATTTACAGTATTGTCAATAAACTGGAGGTTTAGCCCCGGGTGCGCCACGATTGTCTGACTACCTGAGCCTGAGGCGTCAAATCCTAAATCAAACTGCCAAAGATTATTATCATTTGCAGTGAAGTTACTCATCGATATGTTGGACGGACCTGCCCCTACACCGTCGTCATTGTCGACACGCCACTCCTGAATGCCGTCCCTCCACCCAGAATAGACGTAATTTAGACCGTCCTCTGAATTTACAATCATTCCTCGGCTAATCCCCGCAGCGTTCTGGAACATGCCACGGTATCCGCCAATCTTACGAGGTCTTCCACGCTGGAAACGAACCCATCTGCCGTCCACATAAACGGGAGCGTCAAACTGAGTGCCGTCACGCTGGATACCCGGCTTAATGTTGAGGCTGATAACCTTAGCTGCCATGTTAGAAGGTTCCGCCAGAGATGCCTGCAGGGACAGCAAGTCCTGTGGCTGTTAGAGTCATTGCGTTAGCACCATTCACAGCAAAACCAATCTGGTTCGTTGCTGGCTGATACAAACCTGTGCTTGTGTTTGTTACAAAGTTTAGCGATGGTGCTGCTGGAGAACCAGAGGCAAGCGTCAAATTACTGACGATCGATCCGCCAGCCGCTGAGCTTGAGTTGTATACGTTTGTACCGTCGCAGATGACAGTCAGCGTCTGACCTTGCGGAACAATCACAGTCGCAGCGCCAACAGCCGTAGTCTTGAATGTCAGTGAGAATGCGTTAGTCGTCTGGTTATTTAGGTAATAGACCTGAACTGTAGATGGCAGAATAACGATCACGTTACCAGTCAGCGCACCGAAATACTCTTGCACGACGTTAGCGTACTCAACAGCGCTCAGTGTGTAAGTTCCAGTTGTTACCGTCTTTGCCAACTGCGTGTAAGAGAACGTGTTGCTGCGACCGTATGCGAACGTGTTATATCCATCCACGCCGTTAGACACGACAACCAAAGATTCAGTCAATTGAAGCTGTTGTGTGGCGTTGCCATCGATCGTGTTTGTACCGCTTGGGATCAGCGTCAGGATGCCTGTGCCGCCGTTGCGGATCATGACGAACCATCCATTGCCAACCGAAGAAGCTGAAGGCAGCGTAATGTCGCCAACTCCAGACGACCATACCAAGAACTGAGAGCGATAGGTGTCGTTCAGAACGGCGCTTGAGAACAAGGAGCTTTCTGCGTATTGCTGGTTCAGTGTTGTACCAGAAGCAATTAAGCCATAGCCAGCCAATGCAGCAGCGTTCGCAGCCGATGTACCCGCACCAAACGTCACCGTCGACCATGTACCGTTATCGGTTGAGTTGTCGGTCAGGAAGATGTATTGAGCAACGCCAGAGGAGATCGATACGATCGTATTGCCAGAGGTGTCAGCCACCGTGAAAGCGTTTGTTCCGACGTTCTGGATCAGTACGCTCTGTCCTGTGCTGACCTGCAGCGCAGAAGGTAACAAAAGGTTTAAGCTCGCAACAGTAGCGGTGACTTGAATAATTGCGGCGACGACGTTAGTGTTGATCGTACCGTTAATGGGCCAATCCAGCGCTGTGTTCGCTGAAATCGTAAGCTCTTCGTACCCTACCTGCGAGGGAGAGATTGTTTGACCCGTAATCGGGTTGACGTATGCGTTGGTCATAGTTGCCTCTAGGAATCCACGGCAATAGCCGAACGATCACCCACACGAATAAGGTCTTCCGCCTTGAGCGACTGCATTGCCATGTCGTACTTTTGTTGAAATATCTGACGAGCGTCGTCTTTCAGGTAAATCACCGCCTGAAGCAACGCACCAAATAACATCGCATTCGGGGCGTTGTTTGTGATCCAGTTTGTCTGGTTTGCCGACGATAATGGTTGGAGACGCTGATAGATCAACACCTCAAACGTGTACGCTTGATCAGGAATCGGGGATATATACCAATTGTCGTAGTCATAATCGCCGTAATAAAGCGGCAATCCGCTTGGGCTTTCGGCGTTGTAATTGGTCAAATACTCATACTTGCGCAGGAAGACGGGCGTCTTTTCACCGTTCGAGGTAACGGACATGGAGACAGTCTTGCGCCATCGTGCAGGCTTCTGAACGATGGGGTTTCCAGCCTGCATGACACCTTGTGCGACCTCAATTTGCCCCAGCGTCTTAATTTGCTGGGCAATTTCAAACTCCGCAAGCGTAATGAACGTGGGAATTTGATTGACAACAGCAGCGTCATTACGCTCTAGATACTGTTCGATGGTCGAGATCAGACTGTCATAGGTCAAGACAAAGCTTGCGGTCATAGCGCTACCCACAAAATGTGTGATGTTGAGTGCGTTTTATCCCAAAGCGCTTTGTATGCCATTTTACCCTCTATTGCTGCTGATTGAAATAGTCCATGATCTTCGAATACTTCATTTGGCGATCATCCAAGCCATTCAAGCCACCATTGATTCGACGGCACATGCCCTGTACGTCTTGAGCGTCTGCAAGCGTATTCAATTTATTGACGTCCCAGAACCATCCAGCCGACTCAGCGGCGTACTTTGGCTGCTCCACGATTTCTGGGTGCTGAAGCGCCTCATTGTCACAGGCAAGGCTGTAGGCAACGTAATTATTCTTTCCGGTCAGTTGGATCAAACCTCTGCCAATAAAGCGAGCGCCATCACCAGATGCTTCGTCACCGTTACCCATGCGGCTGGAGTACACCTTATTGGCGATTTTCTCTGGCTGCATAGCGTAGGCTTGCGCAACCTCAATTGACGGGAAGCGGGAGGGCCAGACACGCATCAAACTCGCAGCGGAGTAGTGCAGATTCTCTTTGACAAACTTGAATCCACCAGACTCATGAGCTGTGTTGCTCAGGAATCCAGCAATACGGAACGGGGAGTCAATAGCAAAGCGCTCGCAGGTCTCATTAAGAGAATCAGCCCACTTGTCAGCCATTTCTGGAGTGGTGATTGTCAACAGCATTTCACGGGTAACTAGCATTATTTTTTGTCCTTATCTTTACTGCCCATGCTTGAGCCAAAGAAGAATTGAAGAATAGTTGCAACAACAGTACCAAGAAGAAAACCGAGAATTGTGTCTGCAAAGCGTTGATTGTTTTCAGGTATCGTACCGAAGGTAATGAATCCGATGTAGCTCGCCGCAAAGATTGACCAGAAGGTAGCGAAGATGTAAATAAAGCGTTTGGCAAACTTATCATCCTGACGTAACGCCTCAACTTGCATATTTCTTGCGTTAGCGGTGTCACCGTATGCCATTTGAAGTAGCTCCCGCTCATGCTGCTGTGCTGCGGCTTTCCAATTGGCTACCGTTTCAGGCGTAGGATCTTGAGTCAAGTCAATGCCGAGCTTTTCCTCAACAAACTCTTTGCCCTTCTTAGTGACGGCATCAGCAACCATGCCCAGACCGTTGGAGGCAAGCGTAGCGAGTAGTGGTGCGAGAAACGGCAATATCATATCAACTCCTATTTATCTTTAATAAGACCACGGGCTACAACTTCCATAATGGATCGAGCGTATTCAAGGTCTGGCTCACCTGCCCAACCAACCGT